TCGAATTATGGCTCTCAGATGAGGGTAACTTTTCTATTATTTTGACCAGGGCAGAGGGCGGGCTTAGCTGCATGTTGTCGGCAGGCCAGGCAATGCACGCTGTGCCCCCTCCTCCTCCAAGCGGTGACGGTCATGCAGACAAAGACTGACCTCATAATTGCCGGCAGCGGCGGTGGCGTAGCGACATGGCTGTCATTTGGCCATCTCGACGCGGCGCTGGCGCTGGCGATTGCATCGCTCACAATCTTGCTGCTGTGCATTCGCATTGGCCTCGCGCTACGAGAATGGCGGCGCTGACTTTTGGCGAATCCGGGCGTCGATCCGGCTGAACTGCAACGCACGCTTGACGCCTATGAGGAGCTGGGCCGAAGCGAGCGTGGCACGGCGGCAAAGCTAGGGCTGTCGAGGCAGTCGATCCGCAACCGTCTCAGCAGAGCAGAGAAACTCGGCATCACGCCGAGCGGCGGAACACCTGTTGACGAGCTGACGACACTCCGCGAAGAGTGCCGCGTGCTACGATCTACGCTGACATCTATACAGCGTGAAGACATCACCCGCGAAGCCGTCCGGCAAAAGTATTTCGGACTGCTCGACCACGAGCCGAAGCCGCCGGCGTGGCTGACCAAGCCCCGGCAGGCCAGCGGCACGCTGGGCGTACCAACGCTTCTGATTTCTGACTGGCACTGGGGCGAGAGCGTCTCAACCGACGAGATCGCAGGTGCCAACGAGTTCGACTTGCAGATCGCGCATGACCGCGCAAAGCGCCTGGTCGAGCGCAGTATCGACATGCTTTTTGGCCGGCTGAACAACCCAAGCTACGACGGCCTGGTACTGGCTATCGCTGGCGACATGGTAAGCGGAACCATCCATGACGAGCTGATCAGTAACAGCATACAGATCATGCCGCAGGTGCTGTCACTGTACGACGCGCTGATCGGCGTCATCGATGCGCTGCTGCAGCATTTCGATAGCTTGTTCATACCGTGCGTGACGGGCAATCATGGCCGCACAACGCGCAAGCCGGTAGCTAAAGACCGCACTGCGACCAACTATGATTGGCTAGTCTACCAGCTGCTGCAGCGGCGGTATCGAGAAGACAAGCGGGTTGTCTTCAACGTGCCAGACGGGCCGGACTGCCACTATCGGATTTACAATCAGCGTTATTTGCTAACCCACGGAGATCAGTTTCGCGGCGGAGACGGCTTGATCGGCCCGCTGGGACCGATCACAAGAGGCGCGCACAAGAAGGCGAGCCGCAATGCCGCACTCGATCTTGATTTCGACACCATGATATGCGGCCACTTCCACCAGCTGATGCAGCTGCCCAGCTTAATCGTGAACGGCAGCCTGAAGGGCTACGACGAATATGCTTTCCAGGGAAACTTCCGATGGGAGCGCCCGGCGCAGGGGCTGTGGATCACGCATCCAGAAGAAGGCATCACCTTCCAGATGCCGATTTATTTAGACGACCAGCGGCAGCATGACGCCACCGACTGGGTCAGCATCAAAACATGAACAGGAGATAATCATGAACAATGTAGTATTCTGGGCGCTCGACCGCGCCAAGGAACCTTCGACCTGGGCCGGTCTGGCTGGGCTGGCTATGGTGTTCGGCGTCTCTGCAGAGCAGTGGCAGACAATCGGCACCGCCGTTGCCGCCGTCGCGGCCGCCATAGCGATGTTTGTCAGCGAGGCCAAGTGAATTGGTTATCGGCCATCACTGCCGTCAGCCGTCTGTTCAGTGCGCTGACGGGTCTGTTCCGTGACTGGCGGCTGCGTCGGTCTGGCGAGCAGGCCGCCCGCTTGGCCGCCCTCGAAGACGCGAACGAACGCGCCCGGCGCATGGCTGAGATCACGGCGGATGTTGATAGTCTTGGCGATGACGAGCTTGACCGCAGGCTGCGCCAGTTTAGACGCGCCGGGGGCAGGCTGCGAATGGGCAAGAGCAATCATCACAGCCGATGGTGACCGGCTAACGACAGAGACCAAGCGGGCGCTGCTTGCCCACAATGAGGCGTGGTCAGAATTTTGCAAATGACGCATCTGTCCGACCACTTCAGCCTGATGGAGCTGACCAAGTCGCAGACCGCCGAGCGGCTCGGCATCGATAACACGCCTGACGACATCATCATCGGCCTGCTGGCCGGCATGTGCGACAACGTGCTTGAGCCGATCCGCGCGCACTTTGGCGTGCCTTTCACGCCATCGTCAGCCTATCGATCTGAGGCGCTGAACAAAGCGATAGGCGGCAGCCCGACCAGTTCGCACTGCCTTGGCCTGGCCGTCGATATTGAGGTGCCGGGCGTCAGCAACCCTGACCTGGCTAGATGGGTGCAGAACAACCTAGTGTTCGATCAACTGATCTTGGAATGCTGGACAGGTGAACCGGGCAGCGGCTGGGTTCACGTCGGCAACGACCTGCTTGAGCCGCGCCGCCGGGTGCTGACCTACAGCAGGGGCAAGGGCTACATGAATGGCCTGCCAGAGTAGCCAGTCGCGGGTTTCGCGACTGAGGCCAGTCGCGTTTCAGTCGCGTCACACAACGGTTCAAATCGGTCCAAATAGGGGCAAAACGACATTTTGAGAAAATAATATTGCAGTTTTCGGCTGATTAGGTACTATTCGGCACCGTCAGTGACAAGGGGTCGGAGGTTCGAATCCTCCCTCTCCGACCATCATAAAGCCCTGGGAACTGCGGTTTCTGGGGCTTTTTTTCTGTTTCAGTCGCGGCTCAGTCGCGGCGCTGGTATATCCCAGCCGGGGGGTTGGCAGTCAATATCCTCCGACCCTTTTGTTGTTGACATTGCCTGCCGCTGTCTCCATATTGACAGTGTCAGTCAAATCCAACGAAGGGAGATTACCATGTCAAAGCCGAGAATCACATTTTGGAAAAGCCGCGCGGCGCAGGGCCAGCACGCCCACGTCGTCGTTTTCAATGGCGAGGAAAAGTTCTTCGCCGCCAAGGCCGAGGCCCAGGCTCACTACGATAAGATCGTCCGCGACGAGGCTGCCGGCGGTCACGTCACCAGCAAAGATGCGGCCAACTTCGCCACCGCCTCAACGCTGTTCCTCGACCACGTCGAAGACCGGATCAAGCGCGGCGTGGCAGCGGCCAGCCAGCTGGTCAATCACCGGAAGGCGGTCCGCGCACTGCTCGACATCGATGTCGATGGCAACCGCCTGGCCGACGTGCTGGTCTCCGATCTGACCGCCGGTCATGTTCAGTTCGCGATCCTGCCTGGCCTGGCCGAGGGGCGCGCCGCGAAGACCGTTCACAATCACTTTTCTACGCTGCGTACCATCCTGAAATTCGCCGTCGTCAAGGGCTGGTCATCGACCAACCCGACGCTGAACGTGCGCGTCAAAGATGTCGTTGGCAGCGTGTCCGGCAACAAAGACAAGGCTGAGAAGATCGGCGGCAACGTGATCGCTGCGATCATCGACGCATCCGGCGAATGGTCAACGGCTATAGCGTTCGCAGCATCGACCGGCCTGCGCCAGGGCGAGCAGCGTGCGCTGAAATGGGGCAGCGTTGATTTCAATCGCGGCTTTGTCGCGGTGCATGAAGCTGCGAAGGGCTGCGGCGAAGTCGGCTCGACCAAGACCTCTGCAGGCTACCGCGAAGTGCCGCTGCAGGATGCCACCATCGCTCAGCTGCGTGAGCTGCGGCTGGCCAGCAAGTTCGCAGGCGACGATGATTATGTCTTCACCCTCGATGGCCGTCTGCTGTCCTCCAGCCGCCTGCTGAAAGTCCTGAAGCGGGCCTGCAAGCGGGCTGACGTGGAACCGATCCGCTGGCACGACCTGCGTCATTACTTTGCCAGCAAATTGTTGGCTAACCTGCAGGACGAGCTGTGGACGGTATCGCGTTTGCTGGGCCACAACAGCATCGACACCACGACGCGCATCTACGCACATTGGCTGCAATCTGATGAGCGTGATCGGAAATTGAAAGATCGCTTCGCGTCAATAAATTTCTAGACGCCAAGCTGTTGCAAGCAAAGGGCCAGCCCGGCGGGGCTGGCCCTTCTCTCGTCCAGCTGCGAGCCAGACTGCTCAGCCGGCGGTCATGGCCTGCACTTGGCCGGTCTGGCCGCCGTTTGCCCGCAGCTTCGCCTCGCTGATGGTCATGGCAAGTTTCAGGCTGTTCTGCCATGTGCCTCGCCGCGTTGGCTTGGCCAGCAGCTCGTCTTCTGTCAGCCCGTTCCTCGCCAGACTCTCCTCGACCGCGATCTTGCGACCGCTGCCGCTGCCAGTGCTGTTGAGGTAGACGAGCCGGCCATGCCCTCGCCGCCTGCCAGCGCGGCGGCTCAGCGCCTTGCTGCTCGGCTCGTCGGTCGGCGGATCGTCCTCTACCGCCCGCGTCACCAGCGAGATGCTGGTCAGGTCCGTAAGGACCGGCTTCAGCGCATCAAGCAATCCGAGCAATGACTGGCTCGGCACCTCGATGCTTACACTTACATCGTTCATCGTCTTCTCCCTTCCTGCGGCACTGCCGCATCAAGTCTAAGTTGAGCTGCCAGTCAGCCTGGCAGCGAGTTCGGCCCATCCCGCGATGTCTACGAGGTGGTCCCGGTCGAGATTGCCGCATCGCATCCTCGAAATCTTTTGTAAGATATTGAGTATGCACACATCATGCGGCTGCAGGTCTGGAGTATTCCCAGCTGCGATGTACGCCGACCAGAGCAGACTGGTCAGCAGTTGGTTGTCTTCATAATCGCCATGCGTCTTGTCGCGTTCGATGATGGCCGCGGCGGCCTCGTCAAGTATCGATGTCGTCATCTTGCACCTCCCCGGTCAGGAGCCGCTGGATTTCGAACCATGGCACCCACTTGCGTTTGCCTTCGCTGATGAAGCTGATTACGCCGCGCTCCATCATGCGGTGAACCCGGCGGGTCGCCGTCATATCGTCCTCGCGAAAGAGATACCAAGCTGCCTGTTGTGGCGAGAGCAACGCTGGTGGTGTCCGTTGCCACTCACATATCGAAACCACCGCCACCTCCTCCAGTATCGCGCGGCTCGTTCAGGAATAACTGAAAGCTGCCGACCTTGCGGTATTCGCCGGGCGCAGCGACCAGCTCAAGCTGCACGTTCGGCCTGCCACGGTCGCCTGCATTTCGCAGGTACGCCTCGAACTGCGCCTTCAGCGTTTCGTCTTCGATGTTGAGCCAGCAGCTCGCCTTGACGTTGCTGTTCGGCCCGATGGTTTCGGTCAGCCGGATGCGTCCGTTACTCAGTTGGGGTCTGCTCATGTCGCTTCTCCTGTTGCTTCGTTAACGCGGGTCTTCCACTTCGCGCCGAGGTCGGTGAACATTTCCGGTTCCGCCGCTCTTAGCTTCTCCAAGTTGAATTTGTTGTCGGTCATCCAGCCGCGTAGCCGGCTCTCGGTTTGCAATTCAGAGAACTTAGCTTTTGCCACCGCGCACCAGTCCGGCCAGTCTTCGACCACGCGCTCATCGCTCGCATCGAACGGTATCGACGCGGCCACGACCTTAGTCGGCACAGGCTCAGCCGGCGGTGGCTCAGCCGGCGGCGGCGTGCGATGCGACTGTGCGATCTCGATCTCGTTGAGGCTGGCATATTCCCCGCCGTGCAGGCCAAGGCTGGCCAAGGCGCGGCCTACGGCGCTCGTCTCTGCATTCTCCAGGGCCGATGTTGAGTTGACGTTGCTACTGCCGCGCACCTCTTCAGCCAGGCCTGACCCGATCACCCGTCCAGTGGCGTCTGTGATCTTGGCGCTGACCCGCACATGCTTGTCGTCTGCATGGCGCAGCTCGGTCTCGATGCCCAGTTCCAGGCCATAGGTCTGCCGCAAGACGGTGACGCGGTGCTTGACCTCCAAATATTTCTTGCCGCCCTTTTGTATGACGCCATTCGTATCGGTCAGAGAACTGGCTGCCGCCATCGCAGCGACGTGCTTTTCCACCGCGCTCATAGCGACAACATGACGATGAGGATTATCAAGCAGACGCCCGCGAACAGCGTGGCGTCGATCAGGATGCTTGCGGCATCGATGTATTTACGGATGTACTTGCTCTGTGGCCTGGGCTGGCGCATAGTCCGTTCTCCCTTGGTTGACTGACATTGACTTCGGGCGCAGCTGGTGGCGTTGGCTTGGCGGTCGGTGTCGCCAGCTGCACATGTTCCGATGGCACGTTGTTGACGATGCCGGTAGTGGTCCGCACGTCGTACTTCGCGTTTCCTTCGAGCGTTCGACCGACGATGCGGCCTTCGTGTTCTCCATCGCCGGTTCTGGCGATCACCATGTCTCCGAGATTCATTGCGGCTTCCCTTCGTTCCATATTCTTTCCTGGGCAGATCGGCCAAAGAGGCTGATCGGGGTTGTGTGTGGCCTTAGAGCTAGGCTGTAGCCCAGCGAACCAAGCATCTGATCGACGCGATTGATCGATGGCGTATGCCGACCACGCTCGAAATCTTGGATTGTTCGCCAGGGGATGCCGCAGAGGCTGCCGAACTTATTTAGGGTTAGGCCGCGGTCTTTGCGAAGGCTTCGGACAAGGTTGCCGAAATCTTTTGGTGCGCGACCGTAAGCAGACGATACAGACACAGGGGTACGCGCCACTCGGATATCCGGTTTACGCCTCTCTAGTTTCTCCAGCGCGGAGCGGAGCTTTTTCTGTGTTTTCGCTAATTCCGTAGCGACCTCTTCATAACGCCTGCGGCTAATGTCAAGAAGATCGACATCGCTGGCTGTCGGCTCCAGTCTTGGTTCGCACTGGTAAAACTGCGCCAACGGAACACCCAAGGTTTCCGAATATTTCCGCACCATTTCGGCATTAAATTTGCTTTTCCTACCAGTCTCAAAGCGACTAAGGGTGATAGGCGTAACGCCTAATTTCTTTGCCATCTTTCGCAGGCTTAAAGGCTTCGCACCGTTCCAGGGCATGGTTTCCCGAATCCTCCGCATGTTGCTGCGGATTGCATGTTCGTATACTGGTCTAGCCACGATAGATCTCCCTTGCTTCCTTAATCACGTCTGGATGCAGATCTTTCCAGGCCCACATATGGTCGAATTGAGGGTCACACAGGCGGACTAATTCCTCTGGGGACTTGGCTACCTTGAGCAGCCTTTCGCGGCGCTGACAGGCCTGTGTGACGGCCTGAAGGGTATCGCGCAGCTCATCCTCGGTCGGCTGGAATATTCGATAGCCTAGCCTGTTGACGGCGACGATGACGGGCAGCAGGCCGGACAGTTTCCAGTAGCCGGCGACCTGTGTGAGCCAGCCATATCGCGCTGTGGCAGGTAGGCTGTTGGCGGCGGGCTTGTCGGTATGTGCAGACCTGTCCCACTGGGTCTTCAGCTCGATCCGCCGGCAGTAGTCAGGACGGCCATTATATTTCAGCTCACAGCCTTCGAGCTGGCCCCATAGATCAACTTCGCCTTCTAGCTGATTGATACCGGCCAGACTGAAGGCCTCTCTCAGGCCGTCTAGTGCGTTGCTGCAGACCAGCTCCAGCTCGCAGCAGCCCGCATCGTCGTCGTCCTTACGCGCCTTTTTGCCGTCGCTGCCGTATATAGGGTCTTCGCGGTGCGAGATGACCGCCATCTCTTTTTCGATGTCGTTGTGTTTCGGCGGCTTGTAGGCGTGCAGCTCATTGATCGCGTTGCGGTAGGCCTCGCCGCCGCCCTCGCCATCCAGCAGGACATCATCACAGTAATGCTGCACGATATTGCCGCTGTGCATATTAATGTTGTCGAAACTGAACTTGTCGATAGTCTCGCGGGCATCGTTGGCGTTGCCGTCAAGCTCACCTTTCAGGATTTTGTACGAATCATTGACAGCACGACGCCGGATGCCCTTGTCCCAAAAAGTGGCCGCATCCGGCCTCGAAGGGTTGCTGTGATGGTAGTAATTGTGCCTTGCAGCCCATTCGGGCGGAATATCGAAACCGTTCATAATAGTAAGGCTCCCTGAAAAATCTTCCAGGGAGCCTGCACTTTGTGACTTTTAATGTCAAGTAAGTATTTACTTATGTTTCCACGCTATCAATCTAGCTGGTTTCTTTTTGTCAGTTTGACTGCACCTCTTCCAGCACATAGCCTGCCACGTCCGGCGCATAGACCTTTGCCATTACCGGCGCGGCAGCCTCGACAGTGAGGCTGGTCAGGATTTCATTGTCTCCTGATCGCCAGTACGGCGCGATAGAGTAGGTCTCGCCACCACTGTGGATGCGATGATGCGGTTCAAGATACAGGTTGCCCAGCAACCAGGTATCGCGGCCATCGACCACCGTTGAGACCAGGCATAGCCGAGACAGACAGTGCTGCGGTATTTCCTTTGCCGAGAGCGACGGTGCATGAACCATGAACATGCCTTCGGGCTGCATGTCTTCAGCGGGCAGCCGGGCGTAACTTTCCGCGCCACTGCCAGTGCGCGTGACAAATTGTCGCGGCTGTAGGATCGCGGTGCTTGCCTGCGATACACGGCCACCGCCGGTCGTGACCTGCAGCGGCACCTGTGATTGATGACGTGGATGCACAAACGACTGGCGGTCGAGAACGCCAAACACCGGCATCGGTATCGGCTCGACAATCAGAGTAGCCACGTCAACGTCGAGCAGCTGCGCGTACTCTGTATAGTCAGTCATTGACATTTCAGTCCGGTCGTTCATGTGTCGGCTAACAGTTTCCGGCCTGACGCCGCGCTTCTCAGCCAGCTCCTGGCCGCTTATGCCGCGCTGCTTGGCCCACTGCTTGAGCTGATTTCCCGTCATGCTGCCTCTTCTCCCCCATTGCCCAGCGACTACATTATTATCTTTTGCCATGTTTTTTTCCCTTTTCATACGAATTTCAACGAAATGAGACCATCTACTGACACATGCAGATTGGCAGCATTGACCAATACTGTCAACAGCGATATGGCATCTGAAGGCAATTTAACGACCGAGGCCGAATCGGATGCAGCTCAACGATTACCGGAAGCAACGCGGGGCGACCTACACCGAATTGGCACGCTTGCTAGGCGCTAGCCATGCGACCGTCGCCAGACGTTGGTGCCTGCCGCCAGGCTCCAGGGACCGCATGATCCCATCGCCGGGCTTCATGCATCGCATAATGCTGCTCTCAGGCGGTCAGGTGACGCCAAACGATTTCTATGTGGTAGGCGACGATGCACCATGACCGCCTACTACAACGAACACGATTCCTTTGCGGCTGGCTGGCTGCGCGAACTGATCAAAGATGGCCTGATCGCGGAGGGCGAGGTCGATGAACGATCAATACTCGATGTTCCCGCCGACGACCTCAGAGGCTACGACCAATGCCACTTCTTCGCAGGCATCGGAGGATGGAGCCACGCCCTGCGCCTCGCCGGATGGCCCGATGACCGGCCAGTCTGGACAGGATCATGCCCCTGCCAGCCTTTCTCAGTCGCAGGAAAGCAAAAAGGCCATGCCGACGAACGACACCTCTGGCCCGCTTTTCACGCACTCATCGCCGAGTGCAGACCTCCAGTCGTCTTTGGAGAACAGGTTGCGAGCAAACTTGGACGCGACTGGCTCTCAGGAGTACGCGCTGACCTGGAAGCACTGGGA